TAAAATGATTTGAAAGAAGGAATAGATTATGAATAATAAGAAAGATACAAGAAAAAGTCGTCTTGTGTTTGATGCAAAGATGGCACGTAAACTGCTTAAGCAAGGCTTTGTTGTAATTGATATTAAGCCCAACAGAGAGAATACGGATAAGACCATATTTGTCTTTGAGAATACCGATGAGTTTAAGGTCGCTTTGGAAAAGCTTATGGACGAGCTTAAAGCAAAGAAGGAAACCGAAGTTGAAATTGAATTCGAGGGCGAAATTGAAGTCGAGATCGACGTTGATTAATTGCTCCTAAAATTTATAGAAAGGAGTGATATCTATGGCAGGTAAAGCTATGGGCAAGAGTGCCCCCAAGAAGTCGATGGCGACGACCAAAGATCCTATGCCGGAATATGTATGTCCGCATTGTGGCAAGTTGAAGAAGGAAACGGAATTTTATACATCTACAGACCCAGCGGTTATCATTGGACGAGCTTTTCCATGTAAGAGTTGCTCCGAGAATATTGCAAGAAGGTATGATGCAAGAACGGGCGAATATTCCGATATGACGGAGACATCACTTAAAAGTGCTTTAATGTACCTTGATAAACCGTTTATTAGAAAACTATGGGAAAGTGCATATGATGAGGTTCATAATGCAGATTTAAAGCAGCCCAAAAAAAATATGTGGACATCTTACATCAAGAATGTTACATCGTTGTCGCAATACAGAGGGTTAAGATGGCGTGATGGGGATTTTGATGACAAGCCTGTTGAGGTGCAGCAGGTTGTAGTTCCAGCCGAAGAAAGAGATGTTAACCCTGAGGTATTAAGTGAACTTGAGAAAAATCGTCGCGATGTAATTAGGTTAATAGGTTATGATCCTTTTGAAAAGGAAGCTCCAGAAGACCAGCCTCTTCTGTATGCTCAGTTGATTGGTTATATAGATGGCGACGGTAATAATGATGATATGACTCGAACACTTGATAGTATTGAGATGGTTCGTGGCTATCTGCAGTTGCAAAAAATCAACGATATGTGTGCACTAGCGTTTGCCAATTTAGGTAAAACCGGTCAGTCTGGTGAAATTAAAAATTATATGGCTACCAAGAAGCAGATTGCTGATGTTATCAAGCAACTGGCAGAGCAAAGTTGTATTAGCCAAAAACATAATAAAGATGCCAAAAAGGGTGAAAACACTTGGACCGGCAAGATTAAGATGCTCAAGGATTTAAATCTTCGCGAAGCAGAAAATAATGGATTTGATATTGGAACTTGTCGTGGTATGCAGCAAGTGCTTGAAATTAGTGATGCTTCTATTATGAAACAGTTAGCCCTTGATGAATCTGAGTGGTCTGACATGGTGGCAGAACAGCGTCAAAAGATTGTTTCATTGCAATCCGAAAGAGATATTTATAAAGAAATCAACAGAATACTTTTAAGAGAAAACATTGATCTCAGAGATGTGTTATCTGAGAACGACCTACTTGATGAATCCAATTTGCAAAACCTTAAACAGCTCTTCTCTGCTTTCTCAGAAATAGAGAAAGACGATGAGGAAGATGAAGATTTGTCAGAAGATACATCTAGTGAGGTGGATACTGATGAATAATTTAAATTTTAGCGATTATAAATTTAAAATTATAGAGAATATTAACGACGAAGATTTGCTTGGTATGTTTGATAGCAATAATGTCGTTTATGTTAAACCTGGTGTATATGCAATGTCTACGAGAAAGCTTGAATCGTTGATTAAAATTGCTTATATACAAAAATATTATCAATGCAATCCAGTAAGATTTATTGATAACTTTTTTAATATTGAACTGCTTGATGCACAGGCATATATAGTGCAGAGGACTTGGAACTGTCCAAATGTTTTAGTGCTTGCGAGCCGTGGTTTTGGTAAGAGTACGGTTATCGACTTAATTCTTATGGCCAAAGATATGCTATTCTCTAATATATGGACATACATAGCTTCTGGTACTGGTGGACAGGCGGAACAGACATTTACCAAGTGGGAGCAGATTGCCAATGACGGCATTGATGAAATGAAGGGTTCTACTGGGTACATCTTTAAGAATGAAGTTTCTATTAATAACGCCGCTGGTGATGGATTTAGCCACGGAAGTAATGGCTTTAAATATACTCTTTATAATGGTTCGTTCACCCAGACTCTCAACAGTAATATAGACGCGAAGCGTGGTGCCCGCGGAAGTGTGGTTTTTGATGAGTGCGGTTTCTTGTCTGACGAAATGATTAACGTTTATGGTGCTTTTGCGGCCGTTAACAAAAACTTTGCTCTTGGTAAAGACAGAGATGGACATTCTATTGACCCAATTCGTTTAAGGACATTTGCAACTAATATACCAAACCAAAAGTTTTATATTAGTTCGGCGTCGGATACTAGTACAAAGTTCTATAGGCTTTATAGAGAGTTCTCTAAGAAGCAGATAATGGGTGACAGAGATTATTGTGTTATTCAGGTTGATTGCGATGTCGTTCTGAATCCGACAATACACGGAGAAGCCGTTAATGCCCTTTTGTCTCGTAGTACAATTGAATCGGAAATGCAAACAAACCCCGAAAAGGCACGTCGCGAGTATTACTGTCAGTTCACTTCTGATGCGGGTGCGGCCGCCATTATTAAACGTGGCGTTATTGCTCGAAATAGTGAAACGAGAGTTCCTTTGTTGTATAACGATACAAATGATAAAAAATTTGTTATATGTTACGACCCTGCTCGTAGTCGAGATAACAGTATTATTTTGATTATGGAAATTTATATGGATTCAACTACCAAAGAATACAAAGGCAGGATTGTCAACTGCGTCAACCTAATTGATATTGGTAAGAAACGAAAAACGCCCATGCAAACCCCAGACCAGATTCAGTATTTGAAGGAGCTTATTCTTGCATACAACGGAGACGCTCCTGACTATGAAAATATTGAAGCAATTATGATAGATGCTGGTTCTGGTGGTGGCGGTGTTAACATTGCTGACTACCTGATGGAAGATTGGGTTGACGATAGAGGTAGAACTCATCGTGGCTTAATTGATAAAGAGTACAGCGCAGATTATGTGTCCAAATATCCTAATGCTATTGATAAGGTAAGGCTAATGTCTCCTTCTCAGTTTAAGTCAATGATGTGCGAGGCGCTTATTGAAATGATGAATATGGACTTAATTAGTTTAACGACGGATTATGACCATAAGGGATATTTGACAATATTTGAAACCGATGAAAAAGAATTGAATAAAGAAAAGAAAAAGATTGAAGAAGAATTAAGAAAACAAAAGGTGCCTGAGGATGAAATTCCTATAAGAGCACGAGAGATGCTTAAGGACGCATCTTGTGTAAAAACCAAAATGGTTAAATTAGATCCTTATCAGGAAATTGCGTTGAGCAATATAGATGCTCTTAAAGAAGAGATGGTTAATATTGTTCGTAAAAAGCGTGATAGTGGTAAGGACTCTTTTGATTTAATACCAGAAAAACAAAATAAATTACATGATGACCGTTTTTATTGTGCTTGTTTGGCAGCTTATTGGTTGTCGGAAAGGCGTAGAGAAACCATTACAAAAAGAAAAGACATCGGAGATTTAGACCAATTCTTCGAATTCAAGCGTCCAAAAGCGACGCACAGTTATTTTAATCGCTAAAGAAAGGAGGATAAACATATGGCAGAGAATAATAAACTCACCAAAGAACAAGTTGCTAATCTTAAATTTACAGAACTTGTCGATAATATGAAACAGTTTGCCAAGATGATAGATGACATCTTGCCATTGACTGATTTGGCATCTAACTCTACAAAGACATGGACCGTGTTTAATAAAGAAACATTGCGTTCATATATGCAAAACCCTTACGCATCAAGTTCACAAACTTCTTTGCGTAATTTGGCAAAGTTTTTATACACATTGTCGTTTCCGTTAAGAAGAATTGTAAATTATTTTGCTAGCCTTCCTGACTTTAGTGCTTATAAGGTGAATTTAGATTTTAGTTTAATTGAGGAGAATGATGAAGAGTCGTTGCTTCAGGACTATGAAAATGCTTGCAGATTTGTTCGTAAAATGAATCTTGCACTAAATATGTTTAAGCTTTTGGTTATAGCATGGCGCGAAGGTATTGTTTATTTTCAGCCGTACCAAGATGATGATGGAACAATGCTTTTGTTGCCATTAGATTCTCAATATTGCAAAGTAAGTTCTGTTGGATATAATGGGTTGCTACATGTGGCATTTGACTTTACATTCTTCCGTGGCACAAATGCATTTTTTCTTGAAATATGGGATAAGGAATATAAACAAAAATACAACAAGTTTGAGGGAGACTCTACTCTACGCTGGCAAGAGCTTGAAACGGCAAGAGCATTTAAGATTGATATAGCAGATACGGATTTGATTATTAGTCCGTTTGCGTCATTGTTTGAAGGTTTGATTGATCTTGTTGACTTGCAGGCATTGATTGCAGTCAAAGATTCTTTGGATATTTATAAACTTTTGGTTATGAAGATTCCGTTGCTTAATAGTAAAAATCCAGATGACATGGCAATCAACTTAAATCTTGCTAAGAAGTTCTATGCTCAGGCACTTGAATCTCTTCCTCCAGAAATAGGATGTATACTTTCTCCCGGTATGGATGTTGATAGCGTGTCGTTTGACAAAAATGCAACTTCTGACACAAATGCCGTTGCGGACAGCTATCAGAACCTTATGGAGCAAACAGGTATTAGTCAGATATTTGACTCAAGCCGTCTAACCGGAGCAAGCTCCGTTAAGATGAGTATGTTGGCGGATGCGATGATGGCAACAAAGGGTATTATGGAACAGGTCGCAGCATTTGTTAATGAGCGCATCCAAATGGAGTATCCAAACTCTATGGCGTATATTAAATTTATTGATGTAAACGCATATACTCGTGATGATAGAATTGCGCAAATTGAAAAGGCAGCAAACTCTGGACTTCCTGTAAAGCAAGAATATATGACTTTGCTTGGGTACGATCCTATAGAGGCTATTGCTTCAGATTGGATTGAGACTAAGCTTGGATTATCTGTGACGAGATTTATTAATCCTCTTGTAAGTTCTCATACTCAAACTAGCGGTTCATCCAATACAGGAGGAGCACCAACAAAAGAAGATGGTGACCTTACTGATGATGGTGCGGCTAGTCGAGATAAGAGAGACGCAGTTGGATAAAACGAGGTGAATATTATGGATAAGAAATTTATTAAAACTACTGATACCGAAACCGCAAATAAGTTGCTTGCATTAAATTTTAAACTTATTTCGCATATCGGAAGTATATATACATTTTTAAACGAGAAACCAACTAATTTAAATTTTGATGCGATAGACAAGAAAATGGTTGTATATGATGATAAGTTAAGTCTGTGATCTCCTTTCGGAGTACACATATTTATTATTTGAGAAAGGAGGATGATACAGATGGCGAGAAAATTTTATACATTGGATGACCTGTATAATTTCTGTAGAGAGAATCGTTTTGAATCTTTTAGTTCTGAAAAGCAAGGTGCACCATTAGTTGTGCAATCTTTTGGTACATTCGAGGCAGATAGTAAGAATACTGATGGTTTGATGTCTGTTAAACTTAAGTCGTGTCATACTGGGAAAAACAGAAACAAATCTGGGATTACCGATGACAATATGAATAAGTATAAATACACCTTTAAGGGCCGACCTATTCTTGGAGCCATTTACAAGACTGATACTGGCGAGTACGAATTTCGTGCTCACGATATGAAAGTTATTGATGATGGTGAAGACATCGAATATATTGAGCAACCAATTGGCGTTATATCTCAGACCGAAGAGCCTTATCTTGAGTTTGATGAGAAGGAAGATAAAAACTATCTTATGGTTAGTGGAACAATCTTCTCGGATTATTCTAAGGCTGCAGAAATTCTTGAGAGACGCAGAACTTGTAAGTGCTCCGTGGAAATTGCCGTGGAGGAGTTGAGTTACAACTGCGATGAAGATTATTTATCTATTGACAAGTTTAGATTTTCAGGTGTGACCATTCTCGGATACGAGCAAGATGGCGTGACAGAAATTCAGGAAGGTATGAAGGGCAGTAAGATTACTATTGACGACTTTAGTGAAAAGAAGAATAGTATGTTTTCTGCCGA